AGAGAAGCTAGAGTCAGCGTGGAGGTCAGCGGCAGATACAACGTCGTGCCGAATCGCTGTAAGTACACATCTGACAGGTAGTTACTTCACTCGTTCAATATGGGCGAATGCTTGTGACCTCAAGGAGCCCAAGCCGATTCTCACAACGTATGTTGGTCATCCACTTAAAGCTGCTGGCGGAGAGTGGCGCACCGACAAAGATGGAACGGTAACGGGTGAGCCAGCGAGGCGATACTACTGGTCACCGTGGTTCGAGCGACAGATGGCTCGCCGAGACATGGTGGACATGAGGGAGAATGTGTTGGCTCTGCCATCATCAGCTGGCAAAGGGTTCTTCCCTCTTGCCAACATCGTAAGATGCAGGGCGGATGTCTATGCTCCAAGGCGGTGTGACGTGGGCAACGATACGCTCATCGACTCCCCACACGGCAACTGGAGGATATTCAAGGAGCCAACACGGGCAGACAAACTGATAATTGCAGCTGACCCAGCGTATGGAACAGGACGAAACAACTCGGCGGCAGTGATGATGGACGTTGATAGACGTGAGGTAGTAGCCACATACATCGACCCGCATTGCTCGCCGTACGAGTTAATCCAGATAATGGCTCACGCTGGCAGGACGTGGGCAAGAGGTAGGTCGAACCTACTCATTGGCTGGGAGGTGAACGGTGCTGGTGCTGCCATGCACAAGGACTTGCTGCGCCTGCGCTACCCAGCGATATGGAGCTCCAAGAGGAACAGGTACGGCTGGCTGTCTACTCGGCAGTCCAAGCGTGAGTTGTTCGGAGGGTTGGCTCGTGCCATTGCAGACAAGACCATCACTATCCCAGACGTGGAAATCCTGAACGAGATGGAAACCACGATAGTCTATGACAATGGTGGCATAGGTCCTGCTCGGCTGGAGATAGACAAGTCTTCGGGAGCGGCAGAGGCACACGGTGACCGAGTAGTTGCCATGGCTCTCGCACTTCTGATGTGCGAAACGTCCACAGGGCACTCTGACAGGGTAGAGCCAGAAACGGGCTTACCAGATTTCTCTGCCAAAAGCATCCTAAAAATGGAAGAATTATTATAATTATTGCAATTATATTGTTGACAACTTGTTGATAACTTGTGTATTGTGACGATAAGTCTAAGCAAAGGGAGCATTTAAATGGCGCAAGAAGTAGAGAGAACCAAGCCTGTAACAATATTTCACGGGCAGACGTTGAACATAGACGGGGCTACAGTACTGGGAGCTTCGGCTGACCTCGTGGCTTCTGAGGTAACTATCAAGGCGATGGTTACAAACGTAGACTCTGTGTATGTTGGAAGCCATGTAGACGTAGGCGGCACAACAGTTACAGCAGCAAACGGATTTGAGTTACGTGCGGGGCAACAGGTGACAGTTACGGCTGGCTCACCTAGCCAGTTGTATGTCATAGCAGCCACAGGCACGGCTGATGACGTATCTTGGATAGCAACATAGCAACACATAAAGGGGCAGACGATGCCACAAGGTAAAGGTACGTACGGAAGCAAAGTAGGAAGACCACCTAAAAAGAAGGCTACTACCAAGAAGAAGGTCAAGAAGGTCAAGAAGAAAAGGGCTGGCTATTGAACATAAACACGTTGAACAATAACAACAACGTCTATGACTCGGTCGTCACTCCACCGCGTATGGCTGACCTAACTCTGTGGATAAGTATGGAACACGTAGAAACGTCTAACGGCACGGATGTTACGGATGCTTTTGACCGCTCAAGATGGGGCAATCATTTGACGCAAGGCACAGCAGACAAACGTCCGCACTTGGGGGTAGTGGCAACCAAGTATGGCGGGAGGAAGGTTCTAGGGTTTGACCAAGCAGGCGGCGCTTTAGGAAGGACAAACACGTATCTTCAAGACACGGACGCTGACGTGGCTTCTATATTTGGTAGCGATGTTGTGGAACCCGTAACAGACCCTGAGTTTACAGTTGCCCTCGTGTTAAATGAAGAAAGCGGCAATAGTGGCACAAATAAGTTCTTTACTATAGAAGAGAATACGGGGGCTGGCTTTGATGCGTTCAGGCTTGAAAGAGACAACAACTCTAACTCTACATTCGCGCTATACGGCGACGCAGATACTGCTGATTTTGGCGACCAATCATTTACATTGGGAACGCCAGTGACAGTTATTAGCGTGCTATCACAAGCCGCAATTGCAATGGAGTTTCACCAGTGGGTGGGCGGTACGGCAAACACTTGGGACGGAGCTGGTTCAGCAGCAGCCCCAGCTAACCCTAATCAAATGTTTATAGGCGGTGTTGCAACTATAGTGTCGCTCGCAGCAGTCAAGAGTGGCGGTTCTGGCGCAAAGTGCAATATAGCCGAGGTTCTTGTTTGGAAGGGTGCACACACAGCAGCGGAGAGAACTGAAACACTTAACTACCTAAGAGACAGGTGGGATTGCGACTGATGCTACAGCTAGAAACAGAACAACTAAGAGACGAGGTGGTAGCCGCACGAGAGTGGCGAGACAAACACTTGATGTCGTGGTCTGAGCAGATACGAAGATTCTCTGGCTCATCCTACCTAGAGGAAGGTGGAGATGACAACCCAGAGAACTTTGCATATTCGTTTGTTGGCTTGATACTCCCGAAGCTCGTGTACGACGTGCCGAGGGCAGAGATAGAAGCAGACGACCCAATCGCAGACGGCATGACTAGCGAGCTGATGGAGTCGGCAATGAACCGATGGGCAATGCGCTCCAGCATACGAAAGACGTTGACACGAGTGGCGACTGATATGTTGTTCTCGTGGGGCATTGTGATGACAACCCGCAAGCCAGCTAAATCGTTGCGACGCATCGACCCGCACCACATGGGCACAACTCCCCGTGTATATCGAATAAGTCCAGAGCATTTCATTATTGACCCAGCGGCAGACTCGTTTGAGGAAGCTCGGTTCATGGGTCACAGTTACACCATTGACCTAGACGACCTAAAGAAGAAAGGCAAAGAAGAAGAGTACTACGACAAAGAGGCGATAGAAGAGTTGACAGTTAGCGACACTGACGACTATAGGTTTAAGTACGGAGTTCGTAGAGATATCCCTGACAGAGAACAGGTAGTAGTTACAGAGATATGGGTTCCAGAGCACGAGTTAGACGGGCATCCAAAGGATGGCAAGCACAACGGTTCAATCTATGTGATAGCCGAGGGCTCTGAAGGCGATGTCAAGATGATTAGCGAGCCTCGCCCATACTTCGGACCGCCTACAGGACCATACACAATGTTTGGTGCGTACTGCGTGCCAAGCGACCAATTCCCCTTGGGACCACTGACTGCGTCAGACCAGCTAGTACAAGAGCTCAACAAACACTTAAAGTCTATGAGTACTTCAGCGTCTGCTTATCGCAGATTAGTGGCGGTCGATTCAACGGCTACGAAGTTCGCACAGGATATTGCGAACAAGCCAGACCTTCATGTGATTCCAGTGGACAACTTGAACAAAGACAAGGTTGTGCAAATGGAATTGGGTGGAGTAACACAGCAGCAGATTGGGTACACAGAGATGACGCAGAACCGTCTCGACAGGCTGACAGGTTTGTCCGAGGTAATGCGAGGGAACATCCACGGTGACACAACTGCGACCGAGGTAACTACAGCAGCATCATCAGCGGGTGTTCGAGTAAGTTGGCTGCAACAACAGTTTGCTCAAGCGGTATCAGAAGTTCTATGGAACGTAGGCTGGTATCTCTGGCACGACGACCAAGTGACTATGCCATTGGGCAAGGAGGGCATGAAGATTGCTGGTGTTGACAGTACAGTAAAATGGAAGGGAGGTCGCAAGGATAGTTACGCGGCGCTCTCTATCAGGGTGCAAGCTCACTCAATGCAACGAGTTGATGAAGCCCTGCAACAAAAGAGAAGTGTTGAACTATTGCAACTTGTTATGCAAGTTGGACAAGCAGCTCCCGCAATGCCATTCGTGGATTGGCAGAAGTTGCTGGAACAGGTAGGCGATTCATTGAATATGCCAGACCTCAGCAGCATTATCAACATGAAGAAGGCTGAACAGCCACAGATGCCCAATCCCGTAGATGGAACGGTAGCTGGGTCAACCGCTGTTAGCCCTCCAGCAAATGTCGCGTCTGAACTGTCGAGTGCGATGCGAGGCGTATCCGCTGGCAGTCCAAGCGGGAGAGCAATAAGATGATATACGAGTTTGTTAACACGGAGACAAATGAGCCAAGGGAGATTCACTACAGAATGAGTGAGGCTCCATCCATTGGCGAGACTGTTACCTTGCAAGGCAAAAAATATAGACGTGTTGCTAGTTGCAACATTGACGCGGGGTTGGCAGCAAAAGTGCACGGATACCCCTATGTATCCACCTCATTACCACGTAACCTAGCGGGTTGTGAGACTAACAAACAAGGCAAGCCCATCATTACCTCTGGAACACACGAGCGTAATGTTATGGGCAGGCACGGATACGAAAGAGAATAATTATGACAGAAGAGCAGAACGACAACATAAACGTAAACGACGAAACTAGTCAAGAAGATACTGTTGCTGCCGCTGTAGAAATGTCTGAAGACGAAGCGCTTGACAAGATTCTTGGAAGCGTAGAGACACCCTCTGTTGCTGGTGAGCAACTAGCGGCAGAGATTAAAGATGATGTCGAAGGCGATGCCGTAACCGAGGAACTGCTACGCGCACTTCGCCGCGACGGTGTGCCTACGGACATCATCGAACAGGTAAGCAAAGACGCACAAATGTTATCCGAATGGGCTACCAAAGCTCAGAAGAGACAGGCGGATGTCGATGCTTATACTGAGAAGGTCAAGAAGCTAGAGAGCGAGAAGACTGAGGAGGGCGAACAAACGCCCGAAGAAATTTCGGAAGTGTCAGAACCTACTGATGCCGAAGAGTCCAAGGTGGAAACCATCCAGTTGGAAGCACTCGTCGATGAACTCGGCGAGGAAGCGGTAGAGCCTATTCGGAAGATGCAAGAGCAGCTAACCAGCTTGCAGGCGCAACTCGAAGAAGCAAACCGCTCAGTGGCTATGTCAGAGGTGCAGCTCGCAGTGGAGCAAGCTGCACCGACAGTGCTCAAACCATGGGGAGATATAAGTGATGCTAACCGCGGCGCTATTATCGAACGCATGAGCGAGCTAGGAAAGGCAAAGCCAAGGACTTTTGGAAGCATTGAGGAACTGATGAGCGAGGCAGCTGGCGATGTGTTAGGAGTACCTTCGGTAACGAAGCGCTCTGCAACGCCAAGTCCACCATCAAGAGTAGCGAAGCTGGAGCGACCCGCATCCAAAGAGGATAGGGAAGATGCAGCGCTTGACGTTATTCTAAATGGCGGCACGGTTGACCAAGCGAGACAAGCCTCAATGCGTTAATTTTAATTCTGTAAAAAAGGGAGAAATGCTATGGCTGGCACTCCTGCGGACAAGTTCCGCGATTATATGGAAGTAACAGGTCCTGCATATTTGACAGGTCCTGATACGATTATCAACGAGGCTGTCAAACGACGGTATTTGTGGGGCGACCTCATAAAGGGAAAAGAACGTGCGATTCAAGGTGGAACGGAAATCCGTGAAACATTGATGACAAGTGATGGCGCGACTTTTCAGTACTATCAACCAAATGAAACTTTTACTTGGTCTAACCCTCAAGTGCTTGACACTGTATCCGCCGACTGGCGTTTTGCTGTTGACCACATGGCGTGGACAGACCACGAAGTAGAGTTGAACGCTGGCGAAGGTTTGTCTAAAGATGCACTTAAAGTTGCATACAAACGACTTAAACGAGCCAAAGAACAACGTATGGTTACATCACTCGCAAACGGTTTAGAAGAATCACTATGGGCAAGTCCTTGGGGACAGTCAGGTGAAATGGAATCAAGTACAGGTAAGACACCTTACTCTATTCCTTGCTTCATTACAGAAAATGGTAAGACAATTGGCGGCGAGTACAAGGGATACGTTCCTGCGCTTGCATCTGGTGACTGGACTACCGTTGCTGGTATTGACCCTGACGACCAAGCTGTTTGGGGAAACCAAATTGTATTTTACGACAAGAACTTAACCGCAAACGCTGCGGCAGTTTCAAACTCGTATGAAGAATATCACATTGACGAAAGTACAGACACTACACATAACGTGTACGGTTTGATTACTGCATTCGATGAAATGTTCTTGAAATTGGATTTCCGTGCACCTTCAACCAACGCAGAGTACTTTGAAAACGCTTCAATGAACCAACAAAAGATTTGTTGTTCACGTCGCGGTATCAATGAGTACAAGCGAGCACTTCGTGATTCAAACGACCGTTTGGTATCAATGCAAGACGCTGCTTACTCGTCTCCTGCGTATAGTGGCATTCCGCTAACATATTGTTCACAACTTGACACAGCTGCTCTGTATAACACAGACGGTGATA